TTCAGCTAACTTACCTGTTGTTAAGTTTGAAGGCTCTAAACCTATTCAAGTAGGTATGGGTAATTCATCAGAGCTATCATTTAGCTTTGCTAAGTTTGCACCTAGAACTGCTGAGTTTGTGATACCTCAGTGGTATATAGACCAAGAAGCACCAGTAGATGACACATTTAAAGACCCTAATGCTGGTCTTGCTGACAAAGTTCAGGAGATGGTTGATAAGAATGAATTATCTGATGATGATATCCCATTCTGATGCAGTCAGTTGATTGGCAAAGAATAGCACCTGAAGTTGCTACACAATTACTAGGTGAGCCTAGTTCCAAAAAGTCACATGAGTGGCGATATGGAACGCATGGCTCACTGGTAGTCAATGTTGAAGCAGGAACTTGGTGGGATTTTGAGAATGATGTAGGTGGTGGAATAATAGATTTAATAAAACATCTGAATCAAGATGTTAATACAGTTTTAAAACAGTTTGGTTATGACTTAGCATTACATTCAAATGACTCCTTAATCAGTGGCTTTGCTCCCCCTAAAAGCAAAGCTACAAGTAATGCTAGGTCATTCTCTAGGGAACAAATGATTGACCTTTACAAGCAAGCTATTGTGAAGGTCAAGTATGCAGATAATTTTATGGTTCTTAGATTCCCTGAAGGGCATCACATAAAGCAGAAATATGCACCCTTTACCTTAAATCCTGATAGCAGTTGGTCTATGAAGCGACCTGATGGCTCTCTGCCTATTTATTTTGAAAATAAGTATAAGGACATGCCTATTATAATAAACGAGGGAGAAAAAGCTCTAAGGGGTTGTGAAGCTATAGTAGGAGACAGGTTTAATTCTTGTACTTGGCATGGTGGGGTCAATGCATGGAAGAAAGCAGATTGGAGTCCTATATATGGTAAAGAAGTTTATATATTCCCTGACAATGATGAAGCTGGTGATAAATGTGCTATGGAGCTTCATGAATATCTTAAAGAAAACAAATGCAGGGTTAGTGTCATAAAACCACCAAAGTCGTTTGATGAAAAGGATGATTTATATGATGCACACGAGTCGGGTTATTTTAAAAGTGCGGAAGATTTTGAGGATTATGTAAAAAATAATAAAAAATACATACCAAATGATGATGTGGAGTTCCTAGATTATGATGAAATGGAAGCTAATGATACACCGCCTGAATGGTTAATAGATACAATTCTAGAGAAGGGTACAGTAGCTAGTGTGTATGCAGAGCCAAAGGCTGGTAAAAGTTTTGTTGGTATTTCAATGATGTTATCTGTAGCAACAGGTAAATCATGGTATGACTATGACACAGAACAAGCAGGTGTTTTATATTTATGTGGTGAAGGTAATAAATCTATTTTCAAAAGACTTCTAGCTTGGGAAAAGAATTTCAAAACTGATATAAGAAAAGCTCCATTTAAAGTTAGTGAGAAGTCTGTAGGTATATTAGATGATAAGAACTTTGATAAGTTACTTGAAAAAGCACATGATGCCAAGAACGAGTTAGGTAGTTTAGGTTTAATTATTATAGACACCATTCAGAGAAACTTTGGTTCAGGAGACGAGAACAGCACGTCTGACATGAATCAATTTATTCAAAGAATCGATAGATTAAAGTTTGAAACTGGTGCTTGTATAATGTTAATTCACCATACAGGTCATGCTGGTAGTAAATCTAATGGAATTAGAAGGGGTAGGGGTTCAAGTGTATTACCTGCATCTGTTGATTCTGAGTTCTATATAGAAAGAGACGATAGAGATAAAACTACTGGTGTTTTAGGTGTAGAAGAAAAGGTTATGTATGTGAAGATGAGCCAAACACTTAATAAAGAAGATATGAATATGCCATCTATGCATTTTAGAATGGATACTATTCAAGACCTTGGTAAGAATAAAGATAAGAAGTCTGCTGTTTTAATTAAAGTAGAAGAGTTTGAGTTACCTGAGACACCAAAAGTACAGAAACCTTCTCCACAACAAAAACCTGTTTTAGAAGCACTTAAAAACCTACCATTAAAAGATGAACCTGAAAGTCCTCAAGACATTATGTATATGCCTAATGATTTGGTTGGCAGAGTTCAACATGCTGATAAAAATTTAAGTAATGGACAAATAGCAGAATGTTTTGATGGGTTAAAGGAAAAAGGTTTAATACATCATATACCTAATGTAGGTTATCAACACAAAGATTACGAAAAAATAATGCCTGATTACTCTGAAAAAGGTGATGATAATGAATAATCTAAGTGGGGTAAAGAATGGGGTAAAGTTTGGGGTATTGTTAGGGTATTTAGGGTATAAATCATTAATTTATTTGGGGAGGGTGGGGTGTGTTCCTTTAGGAACACCCCAACACCCCAAGTAAATGATTCAATTTCCAAAGGAAAAAATATGAAAACATATTTAGATGAAACTTTATTAAATTGCAAAATCTGTAAAAATAAAATTCAACATAATAACAACAAGTATAAAACACAAACTTGTTCCAAAGAATGTGCAATGAAACTTACAGGAGAAAGAAGAAGATATAAAACATTAAAAGAATTATATGCAATAAAAAACTTTTGTATAACTTGTAATAATCTAATACCACATGAAAAAGCATTTAGAAATAATAGAGTCGGTATTAATCAAGATAAGTTAATTTGCTTAACCAGCTACAAAAATTTAAAAACTTGCAGTAAAACCTGTCAATTTCTAAATCAAATTTTTAAAACCAACCATCTTGATTCTATGTATAAAAAAAGAATTATAGAATTTGCTAAATCATCAAAAAAAAATAATGAAATAATTACATATATTGCAAAAAAAATTAGCAACATAAAAACTAGAAGTGAAAAAAGAAATTATGATTTTGATTTAGATTTATATTATTTACTACAAACATTAACTCCATATTGTCCAATTACGCACAAAGAATTTATTTTTTGTAAAATTAAAAAAAATGAAAAAAATATATTTCAAGAATTTATGCCTACAATAAACAGAATAGATAGTAAAAGGGGTTACGTTAAAGGCAATATAGAATGGCTTTCTTGGAAGGCTAATAGAATTATTAACGATGCAGATTTATATTTTTTTGAACAAATTGTAAAACATAAAAAACAACAAGAAAAATTAATTAAAATAGATAAAAATTATTTAACTTGTTACACGTTGGTAGACTTTGTATGAAAACATACTTAAATGAATCTTTAAAAGATAAATTAAAAGAATTAAGACTTTATGAAGTCGATACTCGTATTAAGTGGGGTAATCGTAAACGCATCTTTAAGATGGTTGGTGTTCAATTTGAGATTAAGTTTTGTAGAGCAGAACAAATGTTAAAAGATTCTTTATTCTCTGACCCTGTAAAAAAGAAACTGCAAATGGTTGAAATGATGTTAAGAGCTTATGAGCAGTTAAATATTAAATGTGAGGAAAGTGGTTATATACAAATACAGCCAAATACTAAGTGTTTTAACTTTGATAATAAAACAGCACTGGTTTGTGATACTGATTCTGAGAAACCTGTATTGGAGAAAATACACAAAGATGAGAAAGACATAATGATTTTTAGTATTGAGGAATTATTTAGATGTATTCCTAATGATTTTATAAGAGCAAAAGAACTACTAAGTAAATTAGATAAGTCAGTAAACATCAAGAGAGTTAATTATGTCTAACTGGCATGGTGGTAAAGGGTCAAAGCGCAGACCTGAAGATAAGAAAAAGATTGATGATAATTGGGATAAGATATTTAAAAAGAAGAAGGATAAGAAAAAGAAATGAGTAAGTTTCATCAAGAAGATTTACCTTATGGAGAAGCTGGAGAAAAGTTTGTACTGAATATTGTTAATAGAAAACATCCAATGGCATACAAGATGGAAGGTTATTTTATTGAGTATGACATTATGATTCCTGAGATAGATAAAACAGTAGAGGTAAAAAGAGATAAGCATACTGATAGGACAGGTAATGCTTTTATAGAAACTTACTGTAATAAGATTGAATCAGGCATCAATGCAAGTACAGCAGACTACTGGGCATATCTAACCAAGACTATGCTGTATTGGATTAAGTCAAATGATTTAAAGATATGTATATTAGAAAATAATATACCTGAAGGTAAGAACTACATGGTTGATGGAAAGATAATTGATGCTTACCTAATACCTATAGATATATTTAAAAACTATTGTATGAGAATAGATACATTAACTGAGGAGCAACTATGCCAATTAAACTAAAACCAAGTGCCAAGATTAGAGATAGAGCTACAGGTAAGACAACTACCGAGCATTATTATCTAAAGTGTATGACACTTCAGGAGCTTAATGATTACATTGAATCATCTAGTGCAAAGAAAAAGGTCATACGAAAATGTAAGAATGAAATAATAAGGAGAGAGAAATGAAAAAAGAAAAGATTGATTATGTGAACTCACCACCACATTATAGAAAGGGGTCTATTGAATGTATTAGTGCAATAAAAGCTGCACTAACTCAAGAAGAATATAAAGGATATTTAAAGGGAGCAGCACTTAAATACATTTGGAGAGAATCTTATAAAGACAGCAATATACAAGACTTACAGAAGTCTGTTTGGTATATTAATAAGTTAATAGAACATTACGAGAACTTATGAAGATAGATAAACAAAAATTAGAACAGAAGATTAAGGAAGGCAAATCATCT